TGCTTGTCCTCGACGGCGATGCCTCGGCTGATCCAATCGTTCGCCATGCCGTCGGGAACGTCCGGCAGCACCTGGCCACGCTTGTAGTGCCGGTAGCTCATCAGCATCCTTATCTTCATGATTCCCCTACCCTCCATGCAGTTTCGGGCCGCTTGCTCGTGGACGTGAACTCATTCGCCCACTGGAACACCGGGCTTGTCAGATTGCGGCCCGGCCACGTCACGACGTACTCGCCGTGGCCCAGCACGACGCGGGGCGAGACAAAGACTCGGTTGCCGCTCTCCCGCCAGTTCTTCCACCACCAGATGTCGGGATCGAGCCGGCCTTCGCCCCACGAACCCTCGGGGTCTGGCTTGCTCCAGAACCACGGTTTCTTGGTTCGCTTGAGTGCGGCGGTGCTAATCACCGTTAGGCCGAAGTGGGCCGTGTCCACCTCTTGAATCGGCTCGGCAAACCACGACGGCGGCAGGCTTGTGTGCCCGGCATCCGGCGGCGAATCGAGCGTGCCCTTGAGCGTGAGCATGGGGCGGCCGTCCTCGCGCTTGGTTTGCAGCCCCGTGATGGCGTCACACTGAAACGTCATCGCCATGGCAAAGAGCGTCTCCACGTCTTCCTTGGTGAAGAACGTGTCGTAATCGATGGCCAGCAGATACTCGGCCTTGTCGATGAACTGCTCAAAGACCCGGGTGTTTACTTGGTCCCAGAAGCAGCCCGTGCCCAGTGTCGGCCGGATGCCGAGCGGCATCAGAGCCTGAGCCCAGGCGAAGAAGTTGCTGGTGAACCCCAGCCGGGGCATCGACAGCACGGCCTCGACTCGGATATCTACCTGCGTGTCACCGACACGGACGAGCATTGTGGCCCCTCAAATGGAAACGGCTGGCAGAGCGTAGAGCCCTGCCAGCCGTCCACTGTGCCGCATGTGTCAAGCGATCAGCCGCTGACGAGCGTGCCGACGTTCTTGGTGGCCGCCGAGAACGGAGCCTCTTCGGCACGGCCCAGACGGGCCACGCTCGAGATGGCAACCGTGTTGCCCGGCGAGGTGTAGAGCGTCAGATACCGACTCTTGCCACGCATGTCCACGTTGAACCGGGCGACGTGGCCAACGGCCGCCCCGGTCGTGGTGCCAGCCGCCACGGTGAAGTCGGTGCCGCCAACGAACCCGCTGATGTTCGTTTGGCCGGTGCCGGTCACGTCGTGCTGCGTCAGCCGGAGAACCGGAGCCGCATTGCTGGTGGTCGCCGTGAACGGCGAGTACACCACGTCGATGGAAACGTACTCGAAGCCGAGGGTGTCGATCTCGTGGCTGTGGGTGGCCGAGGCCGCCACACTCGCCGCCGCCTTGGCGTCCGTCTTCGTCGCTGCGATCTGGATCATGGGAGCAGTTCTCCGTGGAAGGTACTAGGTTCAGGACGCCGTCTTCAGAGCGATCACCGGGCCCGCCTCGGTCGTCGAGCCGAGCGAGTGGAACACCGCATTGGCACGCACGATGCCGGTGACGAGGGTCTGGTCATACTCGACCAGCCGCTCCTGGCTGACACGCAGGGCGTAACCCTGACGCAGGCCGAGGGCACCCGCCATCGCCAGGTCACCAAAGAGCACCTTGATCTTCGACGCATCCGTGCCCAGCGTGCTGTTCATCACATGCACGAGCGTCACAGGGTAGCCGAGGAACGTCAGGCCGAAGCCCTGTGCCACGCTGGCGTTGCCACCCTGGCCGAGATCCAGCCGCTGCATCGCAGCGTGGTAGCCGGCCGGCGAGATGTACCACCGGGCACCCGGCAGGGCGTAGCGGGGGCACTTGGCGAGCACGGCAAGGAAGTCTTCCTTGTCGAGCGTCTCGAACGAGTTGTTGCCGCTGGCCGCCGTCGCCACGCTGGCCGTGAACGGGGCGGTGTCGATCTTGACCGTTACGCCGTGGTGGCCGCCGAAGGCCGAGGTGCCAGTGCCGGTGAAGACCGCTTCGTCGAGGGCCTTGGCCACCGACAGCGAGTGCTCCTGGGCGATCAGGTCCGCAATGCCCACGCCGTCGGCCCACAGCTCGTTGCTGATCTTCGTGGCCACGCCGAACTTCTGAGCGACCAGCTGCACCTGCGTGCCGGTCATGTCGCTGTAGGTGAACTCGCTGCCTTCGCCGAGCCACGCACCGGTGACGCCGGTGAGCCGCTTCGGGATCATCAGCGTGTCCGACGCCATCGAGAAGTTCTGGAGGGCCGTGGGGGCCACTCCATAGGTCTCGACGTTGCGCAGAAGTTCCCCAGCGACTTCGTCCGGCACGCTGAACCCGCCGGTGCTGTTGACGCCTTCGACCATCGTGCGGCTCTCGACGCCGTGGTCAGCACACCACCGCCGGGCGTTGTCGTCGCCGGCGAACTTGGCACGCAGCCACATGCCGAAACGGTACGCCGTCTCGTGCGAGCGGAACGCCTTGAGCTTGCGGCCGTCCCGCACCGGCTCGATGCGATTCTCGACCGCACGCACCTCGGGGGCCGGCGAGCAACGCTCGGCAACGCTGCGGAGATTCTTGGCCGACTCGACCACCTTGACCTCGAAGTCGATCGAGGCGGCGAGCTTCTGGGCCCGCTCGGTCAGGCCGGTGAGCTCCGCATCACGGGACTCGAGATCAGCCTGGTTGTCGGTCTGCAGGGCCGTGAGCGAGTCGATCCGCTCGGCAACGTCGTTGGCTTCGGCGCGAAGAGTCGAGAGGCGGTCCATGTGTGATCTCCAGCGGCGTGATTGCCGATGGAGTCCACTGTGCCGCTACGCACCCGGCCTCTTGCAGAACCTCATTTGAGAAACTGTTGTTTTGACAAACGCCACCGCACGAGCACCGCACCGTGGGCAACGCAGATACCGCTGCCGTTCGTCGCCGCAGGCACGACTAGAGCGGCACCGCAACTTCTCGCCGCAGGTGCAGCGGGCCTCAGACATTGCGGAGCCTCAGCATGGCGGCCCACGCCTGGGCGACGCCACGCATGGCCGAACGCACGGCAGGCGGGGCCGCTGGCTCGCCCTGTGACGCCAGCCATGCCTCATAGGAACGCATGGCCACGCCGACGCTGCTTGCCGGATAGGCGGGCGTGAGCACTACGGAAACGTCGTAGAGTTGCCGCACCTCACGAATCTGGCGGATCGGGCCTTCGTCGTCCTTGGTCCACTGCTCGCCAGAGCGCAAGTCGAGAGTGAACGCAAACGACGCCCCACGCAGATCACGACGACGCACGAGCTCAAGAGTGTCACGGCCCACCTGAGTGTCAGGCGGCACAATCTCCATCCGCAGCCCCTTGCCGTCGCTGGCGAGCTCGAGCGTGCCAGACGACGTGCGGCCGAGAATCAGGTCAGAGTTGTGGTTGAGCAGGGCCACCGTGTCCTGCTTGCCACGTTGCCGGCTGAGGATCTTGTCGAACGCACCCGGCAGAATGACTTCACGAAACTCCGTGGAGCCTTCACGCAGCGGCAGGCTGAGGCGGTTGTACACCGCAGCGTACCCGGCGATGACCTGCATGCCGTTGGCACGAGTCTCCAGCGTCAGGTCGGCCTCGGGCACCTCGTCAAATGCAAGGCACCGGCGTTCAATCTCCATCGGTCTGCTCCTCTGGTTCGGCGTCGTCCTCGAGCTCGTCGGCCGGGCTGTCCTCGGCTTCGACCACCACCGGCGGCTCGGCCACCGGCTCCGGTGCAGGCGGCTCCTCGCCAGCCTTCTCCAGCGTGGTCATGTTCAGCTGAATGAAGTGCTTGTCGCCCTCGGGGCCGAGCGGGTTCAGGTTCTCCATCTCACGCACTTCGTTGATGCTCATCCACCCGTTCTGGATCGCCGAGACGTAGTAGGCCGAGCGGCTCGCATGATCGCCACGCAGCAGGCCGCTTACGTTGTGCTCGGCAAAGTACGTCTCGTCGTCGTCGATCAGGTCACGAGCAATGGCCGCTTCCCACCGCTTGAGATGCGGCAGCAGGCAGTGCTGCACGAACTCGGTGCCCTGCACTTCAATGTTGTTGTATGTACTGCGTTCCAGGCTCTGGATCATGTGTGGAGGCACACGAAACGCCCGGCAGATCTCAATGACTTGGTATTGGCGAGTCTCCAAGAACTGCGCCGCCTCGTTGCTCTGCGAGAGCTCGTGGGCCTTCACGCCGTTGGGGAGGATCGCAGTGCGGTGGGCTCGATCCGCACCACGGTGCATCCGCTCCCACTGCTCACGCAGACGCTCGGCAGCCTCTACGGGAATTGGGTTGTCGGACTCCAGCACGATGCCAGGCCGGGCACCGTTTCCGAAGTACGTTGCCCCGTGAGCCTCCAACGCCTGAGCCAGGCCGATGGCGTTCTGAAACAGCCGGTACGTCGGAATCGGATGGATGCCGTCGCTCGTCGTGTACCGCAGGGCGAAGATCTGCTCTTGGCGGTACACCGTCTGCCGGCCATCCGGCTCACGGTAGAGGTAGCGAATCTGGCCGTTCTCTATCCGCTCCTCCTCCATGCGTGACGTGTGCAGCGGCCAGAGCTCGCCGACCGTGCCACGGGGGCCGGGCCGCTTCTCGGCGTACGACGCGCCGTAGTGCAGGTAGAGCCCGGTCATCCAATCCCGAAACTCCTGAGCCGTCTGCCACGGATTTGGCTGCGTGTGCAGCAGGCGGTACAGCGGATGCTCGGGCACCTTACGCTTGCCGCCCGTCGTCACCCGCTCGTACAGGTGCAGCGGCAGCGACGATACCGAATCCGATATGACACGGATGCACGCCGTGTAGGCCGAGCAGGCCATCGACGTGTCGGCGTTCACCCGGATGCCCGAAGACGTGCGGCCACCGCCCATCTCGCTCCAGTCGATGCCACGGAGCTCGTGCATCCGGTAGTCGTTGGTGGCTGTCTCGCTCATAGCGTGATGATGTCCCAGGACTGGTCTGCTGGCTTTGCAGTCGCCGTAGCGTGGAGCCCAAGTGCCATCACGAGGCTCACGATTCCGTCAATCCGCTCCGTTGACTTCTGCTTGCTCGGCTTGATGTTTCCGGCGTAATCGCTCTGTGTCGCCACGTTCGCCGCCATCCACGACAGCACTGGGTGGCCGCCGTGCCGGATCTTTTCCGAGAGCACGAGGTTCTCCAGCTGCTTTGCAGGGCTCGACATTGAGGCGTAGCCCTGACCAAATCCTGTCACATTCACCCCATCCCCTTGCAGGGCGGTAGCGAGCATGGTGGCGTTCCATCTGTCGATACCCACCTGCCGGATATTGAACTTTTGGGAAAGCTCAAGAATGTCTCGCCGGATCACCTCGTAGTCCGTAACGTTTCCGTCAGTGGTTCGGATGTAGCCGTCACGGATCCAGCCGATGTAGTCCACCTTGTCCCGCTGCGTCCGCTCGGCTGCGTTCACCTCTGGCACCCAGAAATACGGCAGAACGTCGAAGGTGCCGTCGTCGGCCTGGCTCACGAGCACAAGCGCCGACAAGTCCGTGGTGCTGGCCAAGTCCAGCCCGGCGTACCACTCACGCTTCTCGAGCTCGTCACGCAACTGGCCGCCGCACTTCGCCCACGCATCGGGCGACAGCCACCGCACGTCCTGCGTCGTCCAGACGTTCAGCCGGTATCGCAAGAAGCTATTCAGCTTGGACGGCGACTGCTCGGCCTCACGGGCGTCGGCTGCGAACGACTCCACCGTGATCGTTTCGCCCAGCGACGGGTTGGCCTTGTGCCACGTCTTCGGGTCTTTCCAATCGTCCTCGGGCGAGGCGGCGTAGATGCACCCAAAGAAGGCCGGGTCCACAGACGGGTCCGCAATGCACCGCTCGGCGTATGCGTGCTGCTCCCAGCAGATACTCTTGCGGTCGTAGCCGGCCGTAGTGATCGACAGCAGAAGCGGCGACCGGCGAGCCGCACCGCCGTACCGCAGTGCGTCCCATAGCCGCCGGTCACGCTGAGCGTGGAGCTCGTCAAACAGCAGGGCGTGGATGTTCAGACCCTCGGCCCGAAACGCATCGGCCGAGAGCACCCGGTAGAACGAGTTGCTGGCCTTGTGAATGATGGTCTTGCGGCTGTCGATCACCTCAAGGTGCTTGCTGAGAGCCGGCGACGCTCGCACCATCGAAGCCGCCTCACGGTAGATGATGCCCGCCTGCTCTCGGTCGCAGGCCGCACCGTAGACCTCGGCGCCCGGCTCGGAGTCAAACGCCGTCATGTACAGAGCGATGCCGGCCAGCGTGGTGCTCTTGCCCTGCTTCTTGGGTAGCTCGATGTACCCAACTCGATGCTGGCGGATGCCCTCTGACGTGAGTCGGCCAAAGAGCTCACGCATGACGTGGTGCTGCCACGGCAGGAGCTTGAACGGCTTGCCGGCGTTCTGCCCCTTGCTGTGCCGCAGGATGTTCTCGAAGAAATGAACGACACGGCGGTAACGCCGCTGCCCTTCTTCGCAGAGATCAGGCACCGTGGAGCTTGAAGAACTCTTCGACTTCGTCGGTTGGCTTTTCTTCCTTGGCACCGAGCCGAGTCCTGCTGGTTGGTGTCAACCCAAACTCGCCCATTAGCGACGCCTGCAGGCTCACTAATCCACGATACAAGGGCCCGGCCGGGTTGGGCTTCACGCCGCCCAGGTCGGTGTGCATCACCGGACCACTGGCTCGGAGCTCCATCAGGCACGCCTGCGTGGCAGCGTACACCTCGCACAAAGTGGCCAACGCCTCGCCGTCAGCAGTCGTCAGCGTGCCGAGGCCAGACAGGATCGGCACGAACTCGTTCCACTTCTCAACGGCGAGCGGTTCGACCAACAGCCGAGCCGGCATCGGGGGAACGCCTGGCGGTGCCGGCAGATCCGGCCGGATCTTTCGCTTGCCACGGTTGCCAGCCAGCCGCTTGGCGGCCTCGGGCATCGGCTTCGGTCCTCGCTTCATCGGGCCACCTCAAAAACGCTGCGGAAATGTGCGGACGCGCACGCGCGAG